GCACCTGCATCAAATGCAACAAACACTTCTATTCCAACTGTTCCGCCACCAAAGTCTTCATCAAATGCAAGTAAAGCATCTGATGGTATTAAAGCACTTATTGCTGCGTGTGACAAAGTTGGATTGACTACCAAAGAGCAGAAATGTGCGTTACTTGGTATTGCTGGTGGTGAGTCTGGTTGGATTCCTCAGCTAGAAGGTTATAATTATAGTGCAGCACGTTTAAAACAAATCTATTCGTTTACAACTGAAGAAACTGCAGCTAAATTTTCTGAGGCTTCTAAGAAAGGTGTTAGCAGACAAGAATTCTTTAGTTGGGTATATGGTCCGTCTCAGCGTGGTAAAAACTTTTTGGGTAATCAAACAGATGCTGATGGTGGTAAGTATTTCGGTCGTGGATTTATTCAGTTGACTGGTAAAGGTAATTATGCACGTTACCAGAAACTTGCTAATGCAGCTGGATTGAATATTGATATTGTTAATAATCCAGACTCACTTGATGCTGATATTAATGTATCGGCATTGGTTGCTGCTCTCTATATTAAAGACAGAGTACCAAAGGGTGTTAAACCAAATGCACATCCTGACTTTTTTCTTGCAGCAAAAAAAGCAGTTGGTGTTAACTCACCAGACATTGCAGCAAGAAAATTAAAATACTATGAGTATTTCTATGGTACGATCGCTGGCGGTGCAGTAGAAAAAGATGCTAATCCACCTTCAGTTGAACCACCAAAAGATGGTGGTAATCCAACACCTGGACCATCTGAAGCGTCAATTGCAAATGGAACTGACAATACTGGTTTTAGAGATCCAAATAATAAATACCCACTAAAAGATTATATTAATGAACCAGACACTAATCGTTTGGCTCGTGGTTTAATTGAAGGAACAATTGTTGAGAGGAAAGACGCTTCAATACGTAAAGGTGTTCCAAAAGCAATTGGTCAAGGTTCTTGGGATCAAAACTTACCTTCATATGGTGCGCAATATCCGTACAACAAAGTTTATGAATCCGAAGCTGGTCATATTCAAGAGTTTGATGATACACCTGGATATGAACGTCTGCATACATACCATAGAGCGGGAACATATCATGAAGTAGATCCAATGGGTACCCAGACTAACTATATTGTTGGTGATAACTTTACGATTACTGAACGTAATGGATTTATTTCAATTGGTGGTGAGTGTAATTTAACAGTAGATGGCAATGTTAACATCTTTTGTCGCACTGATGCTAATATTGAAGTTTCTCAAAATGCGGTTATCCAAGTTGGTAATAATTTAGATATTGGCGCAGCAAATGATGTTACTCTTGCAGTTGGTGGGAATATGCAGTTAAAAGCAGTTGGTGAATTAGATATTGCTGCCGATAATATCACATTTAAATCTGCAAATAATTTATTATTTCAAGCAGGGGTTGGTACAAGTATTAAATCAGAATCAGTTCAGATTGAATCCGCATCAGATATGAATATCCTTGCTGGTGGTACATTAAATGCTGATTATGCTGAAGGACAGTTTGGTAATGGTGCTTCAGGTGCGCAAGATGTAGCTGACTTTAATTTACCACCACCACCTGTAGGAGATCCATTGAATCCAACAGTACCACAATTAATTCCACCAGATCGTAGAGTAGCTGATGGTGCTGCTGCTGAAACACCTGAAGATTATTCAACACCTGAGGGTAGGGCAGAGTCTGCTAAACAATCAAGAGACAGTGGTGTAGCTAATCCACCAGTAGCTGTTGCAGCAGAACCTCCTGTGCCAGCTGCTGGTAATTCAACCGTAGTAGTTCCAGCTGATTGTAAGATTATTTACGCCACTACTAACTTTACCGATGACTACAGAATGTCAAAGAATTTTACATTAGGTATGTTAATGGATGGTGGTTTAAATGGTAAACATAAATTAGTTGATCAGCAATTGAAAGGCGCAGATGGCAAAATAAGATTATATACTGTTCAAGAAATTGTATGTAACCTTGCTCAGACTTGTCAAAATATTCTTGAGCCAGCATTAGAAGTTCTTCCAGGTGGTATTGGCGGAAGAAACAAACAATGGAAGATTACATCAGGATATCGTTTGAAGGGTGTTATTAAAACTGAATCACCAAATTCATCTCACTGCAAAGGTTTTGCTATTGATATAGCGTTATTACTTCCAGATAGATTAAGAAAAACTCATGAACTCGCTGGTAAACTAGAAAAGATTTTACCATACGATCAAATAATTTTAGAGTATCGTTATCAGGATCAAATTTGGATTCATATGGGTTATGGAACTTCTCAACGTAAACAAGCATTCACTATGCTTAATGATAAATCTTATGCTGGGACTTATCCTAAAGGTGGATTCGTTTTAGTTGATTCTATTACTCCTCCAGCAGCAGTGGTGAAAGGATAATATGGCGTGGACACCTTCTAATACTTCTTTAAAAATTGTGGATGAGTTACCTGTTTATACTAACTATTCACAAACATTTTCTTATGTTGATCCAGATCCACTAACAGATTATACAGTTACAGGAATTGTTGCAGATAAAACTAATGCTCTACTAACTGTTAATATTAATAGTATTTCTGGACAATACGATGCGGAACCTCATGGTGGAAGTAGTATTACATATTTGACTAAAAATAAAACATATAATACAGTTACTAATTTTAATGATATAACAAATTCATATGAAATATGTTCTTTCACCGCACCCACTGTACAAACTGTAACTTACAGTTATACCGTAACAGCTAAAGATAATAATGATATTGGACCAGATGTGCAGCAGACTTATACTGTCGTTTCTACTTTTAACTGGGATACAGGTAAATCTGCTTTAATAAATGCTATCGCTCAAACTAGGATCGGAAGATAATGCCAGCTGTAGCAAGAATTACTGATAATAGTACTGGGCATGGGTGTTTTGCGCCTACTGCATTAATTACTACCCCAGTGGCCAAGACTTATTTTAATGGGAAATTAGCTGGGGTTGTAGATTCTAATTGTAAATTTGCAGCGCATTCTTGTGGGATAACTACACATAATTCTGATATTCGTATCCCTAGTAGTGGAGCAAGCAAGACTTATATTGAGGGTAAAAAAGCAGCTAGAATTGGAGATAGTATTCAATGTGGTGACGCAATTGCTCAAGGTTCTGTAAATTCCTTCATAGAATAAACCTAAATAAGAATATGGCAAACAATACAAGAACATTCTCGGATTTAGATCTAAATTTCACGAAAAATCCCGTGACGATGGATGTTACTCGTCGTTTTGATGAGGATGCTGTAAAGAATGCTCTTAAGAATTTGATTCTAACTGGTAATTACGAGCGACCATTTCATAGCGAGATCGGTAGCCCAATTAGAAAACTTCTATTTGAGCCAGCATCTCCAATGCTTGGTGCTATGTTAAAAAGAACAATACAGGATGTTATTACTTCGTTTGAACCAAGAGTTAACATCATTGATATAATTTGCGTCGTAGCTTCAGATGATCAGACTATTAATGTTACTATTGAATTTACAATATTAAATACGACTGCTCCAATCACGCTAGATTTAACGCTACAGAGAACACGATAAATGGCAACTTCAAATAAAAAGATTAATGTTACAGCACTAGATTTTGATGACATTAAAAAGAATTTAAAAACATTCCTAAGTGGGCAAACAGAATTTCAAGATTACGATTTTGAAGGTTCTGCTATGGCTGTTATGTTGGACGTTCTGGCTTACAATACTCACTATAATGCTCTTTACAATAATCTTGCTATCAATGAGATGTTTCTTGATTCGGCAAGAAAACGTAACAGTGTAGTTTCTATTTCTAAGATGCTTGGTTACTCACCAAGATCTGCTACTTGCGCCAAAGCAACAATTACTCTTACGGTTTCTGCTCCTGGATCTGGTGCAACTACTTTAACTCTACCAGCCTATACTCCCTTCACTACTACAATTGATGGTGCGTCTTACACATTCTATACTACTGGTTCAGTTGTAGCTACAAGTTCAACTGGTATATTTACTTTTAGTAATTTGGTAATTACTGAAGGCACTCCACTGACATTTAATATTACTGTTGGAACTAATACACGTTATATTATTCCAAACTCAGCAATTGATTTAAATACTCTAACAGTAAGAATTCAAGATTCTGCTTCATCATCAGTGTATACTACATTTACCAAAGCTGAAACCTTAATTGGTATTGATTCTGCAACAAAATGTTTTTACGTTAAAGAGATTGACGAAGGTTTATACGAATTAACATTCGGTGATGGTAATCTTGGTGTTGAATTAGATACAGGTAATATTGTTCACTTAAATTATTTTGTCTCTAGTTTAGATGCTCCAAATAAAGCACGTCAATTTACATATGGTGGCGGGACTTTAATTTCTGGTGCAGCAATCTCTATTACAACAACTGGTATTGCTGCTAATGGAGCAGCAGCAGAAGATATCGATAGCATTCGTTTCAATGCTCCAAGAATGTACGCTTCTCAAAACAGAGCAGTTACCCCAGACGATTATAAAGCAATTGTATACTCACAATTCTCTGATGCTGCGTCAGTGACTTGTTGGGGTGGCGAGGATAATAATCCTCCAGTATATGGTAAGGTTTATATCTGCATAAAACCAAAGGATGCGGATAAGTTAACAACAACTCAAAAATCAGCGTTAATTGCAACAATTCTGGATCAACGAAATGTAGTTTCGGTTCAGCCTATTATTGTTGATCCAGAATTCATCAATATTGCATTAGATGTTACAGTTTACTATAATGAACAAGCTACTGCTAAGACAGCATCAGAAATCGCAGCTGGCGTTACCAATACTATCAATGCGTATAATGCAAATGACTTGAGTCGATTTGATGGCGTATTTAGATATTCCAAACTAAGTAAGTTAATTGATAACTCTGATCAAGCGATAACAAATAACATTACAACTGTATTGTTACGCAGAGAATTAAATGTTCGATACAATACTTCTGCTCAATACATATTGAATATGATTAACCCAATCTGGAGTTCTGGTCAAGCAGAAGAATCATTTAGAAGTACTGGGTTCTACGTGGCAGGCAGCGACGAATTACATTATCTTGATGATGATGGCGTTGCTCATGTTCGTTTGTTTAGATTTGGTGCCAATGGTATTAAGATTGTTGTAAACCCAACGATTGGTAATATTGATTACGCCAAAGGTGTTGTTGACATTAAGAACTTACATATTACTGCTCTTGCTGATATTGATTTAGAAATTTCTATTCGCCCATTATCAAATGACGTGGTATCAGCGTTGACTCAAATTGCTCAAATTGCCAAAGATCACTTAAAAGTAACTGCGCTTCCAGACCCAACTGCTTCTGGTGATTTGCGTGGTGGATATAACTACACATTTACTCCTAGTCGTTCATAATGATTACAAGACCTAAAGTCTCGTCCATAGTAGCATCACAGCTACCTGAATTTATCAGGGATGAGTATCAGACATTCGTTGATTTTCTAAAAGCATACTACGAATTTTTAGAAACAACGCAGAAAGATCCTACAACATTAAGAGATATTGATACCACTCTTGATGCATTCATTACGTACTTCAAAGATGAACTAGCGCAAAAGATACCATATTCAACTGTTGATGAGCGATTCTTAATATCAAGAATTAAAGATCTTTACCTTGCAAAAGGTAGTGAAGCGTCATATAAACTTCTGTTTAGAATTTTATTCAATAAAGATATTACACTTCAATATCCATCTACTCAGATGCTACGTGCTTCTGATGGTAAATGGAATCAAGACGTTTCGATTTTCGTAAAAATTCTTATTGGTAATCCACAAGATATTGTTGGTAAATTAGTAGATGTTGTTACTCAAACTAAGGTAGTTCGTGTTCTTGTAGATCGTCGTCAATATGTTGAGGTTGAGGTTGATCGTGCAATTAGAATCTCTGATGATGTTTATGAGTTTATTATAGATCGTCGTTTCTTTGGTGTAATTTCTGTTGGTGATACTTTACGTTATCTTGACAACAATAATAATTTGGTGTTCAATGGATTAATTTTACCAACAACATCTTCATTAATAGTTGAAGCACCTGGAACTGGATTTAAAGTAGGCGACCTTTACAATATTAATAACTTCCAAGGTTACGGAAGTATTATGAAAGTTTCCGAGGTAAATTCCACTGGTGGTATTGCTCTGGCGCAATTCATTAAATATGGAACTGGATATACTACAGATTTTTCATCTTCAATTATTTCACAGCAAGGTCAAGACAACGCTTCAACAGAAGGTGTTCTTATTTCTCGTGTTGACAGTTTCTTGGCACCTGCTAATAAATCTGTTGCTTTGGGTATTACGGAAAGTACATATGGTTTCGCAGAAAGCGGATCACTTAATACTGCTGATTATAACTTAGCGGTAAGTTCAGTTCTAACTGGAACACTTACTGCAACTAATGGTAGCGCAACTGTTACTGGCGTTGGAACATTATTTACTACTCAAGTTGAGTTCGGCGATCTTATAACACTGAATAATGTTCAATGTAAAGTTTTAAGTGTTGCAAGTAATACAAGTTTAACTCTTGTTTCTAATTTTGCAGGAACTACATCTAGTTCACTAACATCTGTTGCTAATTTGCGACCAGCAGCCCTTGATGGAACATATGCTGGTTTAACTATTCGTGAGTTTGGTATTAGTTCTGCTAACTCGGTTGCAACTACTACAACTCCTGCCATTATTAAAGTATCCCTTGGTCCACTTGCTAAATATCCAGGGTATTATGTTAATAATGACGGATTCTTAGATGATGCGATTTACATCCAAGATAGTAATTATTACCAAGCATTTTCGTATGTTATTAAGATTGACCAATCTTTAAATACATATAAAACTATTGTTAAGAATTTAATTCACCCTGCTGGTATGGCAGTTTTTGGTGAGTATGATTTACGTAATGAATTTACAATTCAGACTGCTATTGAATCTCTAATTAAGATTCTTTCTATTACAGTATCAGATTCAGCAGTATCAGGTAATAATCTAGAGATTAAGAATATAACTAAAATTCTTAATTCACAAGTTTATAATCATTATTTAAATAATGGGGTAACCCTTGACGTTGATACAGTAGGTACTAATGACTTTACTGGAACATTACTAAATAGAACATTACCATTCTTTACTTCAACTAAACCTCTTGGAACCCATGCTACTCTAGCAGGTCCAACTGAAAATTCTACAGTTTTACCAACAGATTCAGGTGGATTGATATTATTTAACCCATATGTTGATGCTGGTTACTTTTTAAATGACGGTGGTTCATATGTTGGAACCCCTACAACTTTCTAATTAAGGAGATATTATGAACTTAAACGATACATTCAAACCAACTGGCGAACTTGAGATAGTTGTTCGTGGACCAGATGGCAATATTAAAGAAATCCGTAAAGCAAAAAACTTAGTAGTTTCTGCTGGTAAAACATACATTGCTTCTCGTATGGTAGGAACTTCTTCAGGTATTATGTCACATATGGCTATTGGTACTGGTACTGCAACACCTGGAGCGTCAGATACTACATTGGGTACTGAGGCTGGTCGTGTTACTTTGGCTTCTGGTTCTAACTCTGCTAATGCTATCACTTATACTGCTACATTCCCAGCTGGTACTGGTACGGGTGCTATTACTGAAGCTGCAGTTTTAAACGCAGCATCTGTTGGTACTATGCTATGTCGCACAACCTTCCCTGTAGTTAACAAAGCAGCTGGTGATTCTATCGCTGTTACATGGGTAGTTACAATCAGCTAATTGGAAATCTAAATGTCATCATTACTAAAATCTCCGTTAAGCAACTCTATTGCTAACGCAGTATATAATGAAATCCAGAATCGTAGTGCACGTTATTACTACTTTTTAGGTAAAACTATTAATTGGACAGATGAGACTAATCCTCCATATCCAATCGATAGTTTCAATTACGAATTGCAATCTCGTAATGAAATTATTACTTTAAAAGAACTTAACTCAACCGATGTGGCTTTCGTAATTCCTAGAGTAGACTGGGTCACTGGTCAAGTTTGGGATATGTATGATGATCAATATTCCACAGAAGTGCAAGGTATTAATTTAATTGCGGGTGGATTTGGTTATTCTTCAATACCAACTATTACTATTACTGGTGGTGGTGGAACTGGTGCGTCAGCGTCAGCTGTTCTTAGTAATGGTAGTATTATTGGCATTACGCTAAACTCTCGTGGTACAGGTTACACCGCTATTCCAACTGTTACTATCTCTGGTGGTGGTGGATCAGCTGCTACTGCAACTGCAGTTGTTAATATTGCTCCTTCTGGCGCACAGCGTTTGGAAGATACAAATTGTTACGCTATTACTGATGATTTTAACGTATACAAAGTTCTTGATAATAACAATAACGCAATTTCAACTTATAAACCAGTTGGTACTGTTGTAGATCCAGTTATTATGCCTGATGGATATATGTGGAAATACTTGTACAGTATTCCAATTGCTCTGCGTAATAAATTCTTGACTGACGTATATATGCCAGTCGTTAACTCTATTCGTTCACAGTTTTATTCTGGTGGTGAGATTTTAAATATTAAAATTGACAACGCTGGCCAGAATTATAGTTTCGCAAACATTACAGTTGCAGGCGATGGATTTAGAGCATCTGATCCATTGTTATTAAATGCACTAACAATTTCTGCAGGCGGTACTGGTTATACTTCTGGTGCTACTTTAACTGTTGCTCCTCCATTTAATGGAGCCAATACTTGGGTTGCTGGTGTTGGCATTCTCCTTGGTCAGAAAGTAGAATATTTAAATAATATGTATGAGTGTACAGTTTCAGGAACTACTGCTACTCCTGGACCTAGTCATAAATCAGGTATTGTTGCAAATGGTACTGCTGGATTAAAATATATTGGCACTAGAGCAACTGGTACACTAACTGTTACAAGTGGTGTAGTTACAGGTTATACACTAAATGGTTCTATTTTAGATATTACAATAACCAGCGGTGGTATTGGATATTCTTCTGCTCCAACTCTGACTATGACTGGTGGCGGTGGTAGTGGTTTCGTTGGTCAAGCGATTATGAATGGTACTTCGGTATCGCGAGTATTTGTTTCCAACTCAGGGGATTCTTATACATCAGTTCCAACTCTAACTTTTGGAACTCAATGGACTGCAAGTACTGCAGTAACTGTTGGTCAACAAATCTTTTTCTCAAATAGACTTTACACAGTAACTGTATCTGGAACTACTCACGCTTCTGTTGCTCCAACTATTACTGGTGCTGTTACTTCTGTTCCTGTAACAAATGGCGGTACTGGTTATACTTCGTCTCCTGCATTTACAGTAAGTGCACCTGATGTTACGGGTGGAAGTAATGCGGTAGTTACTGCAGTGTTTTCTGCTGGTGTAATTACTGCAATCACAGTTTCTGGCGGTGGTACTGGTTATATTAATCCACCGACAATTACATTCACTGGCGGTGGTGGAACAGGATTGATTCTTGGTACTCCAGTTTTACAAACTGCTACCAATGGTACTGCAACATTAAAATATGCTGGATCAACTGCAACTGGTACTGCTAACTTAAAATACGGTGCAGGATATTCTACTTTACCAACTGCCACAATTACTCCAGTTTCTGCTGGTAATGGTGCCACTGCTTATTTCGTTGGTGTTCAATCCACAGCTAAACTTATTCCATTAATTACTGATGGTCAAATTAGATCTGTTCAGATTGATGATGGTGGTATTGGCTACACATACGCTAACTTAACTGTAACTGGTAATGGTACTTTGGCTCAGTTAACTGCAGATTTGTCTCCAGGTGATATTAATACGCTTCAAGCGAACACTGAATTGTTGACACCTGATGGTCGTGTTATGGCTTACCCAGTTATCTCTGGCGGTTATGGTTATGGCGCAGATTTTCCTATTACTATTACTGGTGACGGAACTGGTGCTTCTGCAATGGCTCGAGTGGTGAATGGTAGAGTAAATAAGATTGAAGTTTTAAACTATGGTCTTGGATATCGTTATGCTAACGTAGCGTTTAATCAAGGTGGTGGCCAAGGTGCTGTTGCTCGTGCTATAATGGCTCCATACGGTGGCCACGGCAAAGATCCTATTACTGGTATGTTTGCCAAGAAATTAATGTTCTACAGCAACATCTCAAAGGACGCTAACCAAGGATTTACTGTAAACAATGACTTCCGTCAACTTGGACTTATTAAAAACCCAAGAAAATTTGGAGCATTTGGTAACTTGGCTTCTAGTTTAGCGTCTGCTTGCTACGTTATTGCTGGGACTATTGATATTAATAACTTCGCTCAAGATATGCAAGTAAACTTAGGTTCTGCAACTGGACCATTATTTAGAATTGTTGCTTTGACAAGTACGGGAGTTCTATTACAATCTATTGATAATGTAGTTCCCGCAGTTGGTAATACATTTGTTAATGCTGCAGGAAATACTTTCTCTGCATCAGGTGTAACAGCTCCAACAGCAGATAAATATTCAGGACACTTACTATTCATAGATAACAAAGTAGCGTTTACTCCTACTGCTGATCAAAACGTGACTCTAAGAACTGTTATAAACTTTTAACATAAATAAACAAATAACTTAAAGAGTAAAAGAATGCTAGATTTCAATACCGAACCGTATAACGACGACTACGACGAAACTAAAAAGTTTTACCGTATTCTTTATCGCCCTTCATTTGCGGTTCAGGCTCGCGAACTAACTCAAATGCAGAGTATTCTGCAGAATCAAATTAAGCGCCATGGTGATGCGATCTTTAAACAAGGTGCCATGGTTATCCCTGGGCAAGCATCAATCCAGACTATTACACAACCTGGAAAGGGTGCTGATTACGTAAAACTAATCTCCTTGTATAATGGTGTTGCTGTCGAAACATTCCGCACAAATTTACTTGGTAAAACTTTAATTGGCCAGACTACTGGTGTAAAAGCCACAGTAGTTCTTACTCAAAGCGCAGAAGCCAGTGATCCAACTACACTATATTTAAACTACCAACAATCTGGTACAGATAAAACAACTAAAACTTTTGCTGTTAATGAAGTTCTAATTACTGAAGATAGTATATATTCTGTTCAAGTTGGTTCTGCAAATGACTCTATCGGTAAGGGTTCAACAGCAACTGTTAATTCTGGTGTTTATTATATTAATGGTAATTTCTGTTTAGTTGACACACAAACTATCGTTCTTGACAAATATACTGCATCACCAACATATCGTATTGGTCTTAACGTCTCTGAAGAGATTGTTACTCCAGAAGAAGATGAAACTCTACTTGATAATGCGCAAAATAGTTTTAACTATGCTGCTCCAGGTGCTCATCGTTATTATATTGATTTAACTTTGAAGAAACTTGCAATTGATTCAGTATCAGATTCAAATTTTGTAGAATTGATTCGTGTAACAAATGGTGAAATTAAGACTATCGTTGAAAAAACTGATTATTCTTTTCTTGGCGATGAGCTGGCACGTCGTACATTCGATGAGTCTGGTGACTATACTGTTAATGGTTTTGGTATTGATATTCGTGAACATCGTAACAATAATCGTGGGACGTGGACTTCTAATACTGCATTCTTAATTGGTGATATCGTTTCATACGGTGGTTACACTTATGTTGCTTTAAATTCAGCAACATCAATTACAACTCCTCCGACGCATACATCTTCATCTGCATTCGATGGTCCAGGTGCTACTGGTGTTAACTGGCAGTATGAAATAAAACCAGTATACAATCGTGGTATTAATATTAATGGGGATGAATCAAAACTTGCTATTGGTATTGAATCGGGCAAAGCGTATGTTCGTGGTTATGAAATTGAGAAAACTGCAATAACATATATCCCTGTGCCTAAAGCACGCGACTTCGTTCAGGCTACTGCTTCAGTTGTTGATACTACTGTTGGTAATTATGTATTAGTTACAAACGTAAACAATTTACCTCCAGTTGATAGTCTTGCGCAGATTACATTATATAACAACATAACTGGTTCTACAAATCGAGGATCTCCTCAAGGAACTATTGTTGGCTACGCTCGTGCACGCTTTATAGAATGGCATAATGGTTTACCGTTTGGTTACTCTGCAATTTATAAACTTGGTTTGTTTGAGGTTCAAATGAATCCAGGATATTCTTTTAACGCTGATGTTAAAGGTTTCGCGTATACAGCACTTTCTGATTCCAACTTAAACTTTACTGCTGATATTAGCCCAGTAGTTGATCAATTAGATGGTTCGGTAACTGCTTCTTCAACAACAGTTACTGGTAATGGCACATCTTTCTTAACAGATTTACAAGTTAATGATTTAGTTCTTATTGGTGGTAGTGCTGGATCTTTCCGTAAAGTAACAGCAGTATCTGCTCAAGGTACTATTACTGTTGATGCAACTATTACAGTTACTGGTGCAACAATTGCTAAGTGTACAACTGAGATTCTTGAACCACAGAAACAATCATTAATTTTCCCACTGCCATATCAAGCAATCCGTTCTATGAGAACTGCTGGCAGCGGTGGTACTAATAATACAACTTTCTATGTTCAACAGAAGTTTACCCAAACTGCTACTGGCGTGGCACTGACTTTAAGTACGTCAGGAACTTTCGCTCCAACTGCAGAACCTACTAATTATATTGTTATTGATAATGATGCTGCAGCAGGTGGTACTATTATTACTCCAGTTGCAATCAATCCTTCTGGATCAACTTGTAGTATTACTGTTCCTTCTGCTCAATCTGGTCGTTCAATTTCTGTTATTGCAACAGTTATTCGTAATGGTTCTGGCTTCGAGAAAACTAAAACCTTAACAAACACTTTTGAATCGTTTACTACAGCTGTAGCTGCGCAAGCAAATGTTATTTCCCTAGATAAAGCAGATTTGTTTAGGATCGTAAGTATTACAATGGCTCCAAGTGTTGCTTTTGGTAGTACCCCAACAAGCAATCAATATACTGTTGATATTTCAGATCGTTACGATGTTGATAGTGGTTCAAGATCTACTCACTATGATTTGGCAACGCTAACATTAAAACCATCTTATGCTGCTCCATCAAACCCAATTAGAGTAACATATCAATACTTTGAACATGGGGCTGGAGATTACTTTAATGTTAACTCATATAGCGGTATTGACTATAAAGATATACCACCAGTTTTAAGAGATGCATTAGATTTTCGCCCACGTGTGGCAAATAAATCTGTCGGTGCTAAAAACTTTATTGGTACTGGTGCTATTGTTTCTGGCGTGCCGAAACGTGGTCAAGCGGTTACTGCTGATTATAGTTACTATCTACCAAGAAACGATAAAATTGCTATTGACTACAATGGTTTAATTTTTAATATTCCTGGTGTCTCATCTCTAACTCCAGGATACCCAGCAAGCCCATCTTTGGGCATGGTCCTTTATACTCTAGATTTAAGTGCATATACATTTAATGCAACACAATCTAATGTTGTTTCTTTTAAGGTTGATAATAAAAGATACACCATGCGTGATATCGGTGTTTTAGATAAGCGTATCAATACTCTAGAATATTATACTGCTCTAAGTATGCTTGAGCAAGAAACTCAATCTCTGTCTATCAAAGATAGTTCTGGTTTAGATAGAATGAAGAATGGTTTCGTTGTTGATAATTTTGCAGGGAATAAATTAGGTAATGTTGGTTCTGAAGATTATTTCTGTGCTATTGACATGAAAGAAAATACTCTTCGCCCATTCTATACAGTATATAATGCAAATCTACTGGAAAAATACTCAAACGACTCTGCTCGTACAGCTGCAAACTATAAGTTGACTGGTGATATCATTACATTACCATATACTACAACTCCAATAGTTACACAAGTATACGCATCTCGTCTTGAGAATATTAACCCATTCGCTATCTTTACTTTCCTTGGCAATGTTCAATTAAATCCTCCAACCGATGATTGGTTTGAAACTGCTAGAATGCCTGATATTATTCAACAGGTAGAAGGTAATTATAATTCTATACAAGCGCAAGCCCAAAAAGATGGAGTGTTAGGTAGTGTTTGGGGTGCTTGGAAAACTCAATGGATTGGTGATGCAGTTGTTACTGGTAGTCAAAATTTTAGCGCAGATCGTCGTGGTGGTGATGGTGGAGCATTCTTAGACGCTACATTTGGTCTTGGTCCAGCAGCAGCTGGTTGGGCAGCCCGTACAGTAACTGCAGATATAGTTGCAACTACAGTTGGTCAATCTAGAACTGGTGTTAGTACAAAAATTGAACTAAAGACTGACTACGAACAAGTTGACGATAGAACAGTTTCAACAACAGTTATTCCATACATTCGCTCAAGAAATATTCTTGTGCAGGCTTATAAACTAAAACCATCTACACGTTTCTATCCTTATTTTGATGGTATCGATGTTTCTAGTTATTGTACTGCTGCTCAGAAATTGGTGTACACCCCAACATCTGGTACCTTCAATAGTAAAGTAAACGTAGGTGGTCAAGGTTCTGCAACTGCACGTAGAATCGAAGGTGATTCACAAGTGTGCCTGAACACTGGTGATGTTATTACCAATAACGCAGGTACTGCAACAGCGGTAGTTGTTAACGTATATCTTGACGAAAATGATGCTTATTGTTTAAGTGTTGTAAATGTTAAAGGTACATTTGCCAATGGGCAAACTATCTCTGGATCAAATAGTAGCGCACAAGGTACTGTTGTTTCAATAACACCACAATCTACACTGGTAACAAATGCAGCTGGTGAATTAGAATTTTTATTTAATATTCCAGAAACTGATGCGATTCGTTTTAGAACTGGTACCAGAGAATTTAAATTAGTAGACGTTACAACATATAATGGTGATTACACTTCACGTGGTATTACTAATTATGTTGCTGATGGTACACTAATTACTAAACAAGCAACTGTTAATGCTGTAAGAAACGCAATATTAGTTCAAGAAGAAATAACTAGCGAACAAACTATTTTTGATACTACGTATCGTGTAACTTCAGACACTGGTTGGTATGACCCACTGGCGCAGTCATTCTTAATTCAGCAAAAAGGTGGCGCATTCTTAACTTCCATTGATGTGTTCTTTGCTACTAAGGATGATAATCTACCAGTTACTCTACAAGTTCGTGAGATGGTAAATGGGACTCCAGGTAAAAACATTCTTGCATTTAGTACTGTGACTCTGCGTTCAGAAGAAGTTAATCTATCTGCTAATTTTGTAACTATGCCTGACGGCACTTCTAAGCGTAGTTATGATACTGCAACAACATTCACGTTTGAGAGTCCAGTTTATGTTCAGGATAATACTGAATACTGTTTCGTTCTTCAGTCTGATTCAAATAACTATAATGTTTGGATCTCTTATATGGGTGACCAGATCCCAGGTTCAGGAAGATCTATTTCGGTTCAACCTTACGCTGGTGTAATGTTTAAATCACAGAACGCATCTACTTGGACTGCAGACGATAACGCTGATATTAAGTTTACAATTAAACGTGCTGTGTTTAACACTTCAGTAATTGGTGATGTTGAGTTTGTTAACGATGTTGTTCCATACGATACTTTAGATACTGATCCATTCCAAACTACTTCAGGTTCAACAACTGTTCGTGTTTGGCACTACGATCATGGTATGCCAACTGGTTCAACTGTAGATATCTCTGCAGTTAACTGCAACGATTTAGGAACTGGTACTATTACTGCTTCAACAAGCAGCACTACTGTTACTGGTTCTGGCACAGCGTTTACAACTCAACTAGCAGTTGGAGCAAGTTTGTATAACTCTGCTGATGTTCTAATTGGATCCGTTGCTTCTATTGCAAGTAATACTTCATTAACTCTTACTGCCAATTCTGGTGTTGTAGCTGCTGCTGGTTCTACTTTCCAATACGTATCTCCAATTAATGGTATCCCAGCTATTCAAATATTCACTACTAAGATTATTGGTAATGTTGATCCTGATTCGTATACATTCACTGTCTCTACTGCAGCTACCACTAGCGGATATACTGGTGGTACTTTTGTAAAAGCCAGCAGAAATATTCAATATGATATTATTACTCCTTCTGTTCAGATGCAAACATTCTCTGATACAGCAACTACATTTAATATTAAAACTACTTCTGGTAAATCAGTTGATGGTAGTCAATCGTCATATGTAGGCGATTCTGGGTTTTCTCCTGCATTAAATAAAGAAAATAATTATTTTTATACTCCGAGAATGATTGCTTCTGAGACTAATGAGAATCTATCATTGGCTGGCGCTAAGTCGGTAACTTTCTCTGCTCAGATGAAAACTACTAACGACTCAGTTTCTCCAGTTATTGATACTACTCGTACAAGTTTAATTGCAATTAGTAATAAGTTGAATAAACCAACTGAGTCCAATGTTAACGTATCTGCTCTGGATAATATCACATCGTTTACTCATGCTACTGGTGCGTTTACGTTTGTGTCAGGTGGGACTATTACTTCCACTGTCGCTGGTGTTAGAACTGCAATGGCTGGTATAGGTATTGGTAAATTTGTTACTATTTCTGGAGCAACATCTGGTGGTAATAATGGGACTTTCTTAGTTACTGCATTCAGCGATAACGGAACTACTGGTACTCTTACTTTAAACACTACGTTTACTGGCGAGGCTTCTGTTTCTGGTACTACTATTACTGCTAGAATCTTATTTGCTGACGAAATTGCTCCGATTGGTAGCACTTCACAAAGTAAATATGTAACTACTCCAGTTAAATTTGCAAACGCTTCTACTTACCTAAGAGTTATGCTAGCTGCAAATATCCCTGCTGAGGCTGATGTTTCTGTTTATTATAAGACTTGTACTGGTGACAGTGCTCAGTTGGATAATACTAAATATACTCTGATGACAGCTGATGGTGTAGTTACTAAAGTAGATAATGGTAATCCTACTTTCAGCGATATTGCTTACACTTTAACAGGTATGCCTTCGTTTGACACTATCGTGGTTAAAATCGTTATGAATTCTACCAATACGTCAGCTGTTCCTATTATTAAAGATTTTAGAATTATTGCTTGTGTTAAATAAATGAAGCAATTTTTAAAAGTACAGGGTCACGCCAGTTTAGTTCGAGATACAACTACTGGTGCGATCCTAAATAATAATAGAACTGAGTATGAAGAATACCTTGATAGAACGAGGAAAGCTGAAGCCCGAGAAGCTGAAATTTCTCAACATACAGAAGACATAAATAACATAAAGAACGAATTATCAGATATAAAACAGCTTCTTCTGCAGCTGGTATCTACTAAATAAGACTGACTAAGGAAACTTAAATGGCATCTATAACTGCTCCATCGCTAACCCTAAGATCTACCAAAGGTAGTCCTCTTACCAACGCTGAAGTTGACGCAAACTTCTCAAATATATCCACGCAGATTGCACTTGGCCAAACTGCTGCCAGTTACACTGCAGCTGACGTTCTGGCAAAACTAATTACTGTTGATGGCTCAGGTTCTGGTCTTGACGCTGACTTACTTGATGGTTTAAATTCTGCTACTGCAAACACAGCATCTACTGTTGTTGTTCGTGACGCTTCTGGTAACTTTGCTGCTGGTACTATTACTGCTGCTCTTGCAGGTAATGCTACTACTGCTACTGACCTACAAGCTACTCTAGTTGTTGCTAAAGGTGGTACTGGTGCTACTACTGCTTCAGCTGCAAGAACTAACTTGGGTGTTGCTATTGGCACTGACGTTCAAGCGTATGATGCTGATCTAGCTGCGCTTGCTGGTGTTACTTCTGCTGCTAACGCATTACCATACTTCAGTGGAGCTGGTACCGCTACTACAACTACCCTTTCCGCATATGGTCGTAGTCTTATCGATGACGCTGATGCTGCCACTGCTCGTTCTACTCTTGGTTTAGTTCTCGGTACTGACGTTCAACCATTCGATGGTGACTTATCTGCTATCGGTGCTCTTACTGGTACTTCTGGTGTTTATGTT